CCATGATAATTAAAGGCATAGTCCTGTAGACGTACAATCTTAGTTCCCTCTTCAGTCTGCACTGTACGATCTAGCTCATGTTGAAACACTGGTTCAATGCCACTGCTTACATTATCAGCCGTAAAACTAATCGTACCTGTAGGAGCGATACTTGTTAAGTGAGAGTTCCGCATACCCTGTTGTTTAATCTTGTCCCGTATATCATCAGGCAGACGTTTAATAAACCCGCCTTCAAGGTATTGTTTAGCATCGAACAGAGGGAACGATCCCTTTTCCGTAGCAAGATCAGAAGAAGCAGAGTAACATTCATAGGTAATTGTCTTTAAAACTTTGCGAACAAACCTCCGTGCCACATCGTTAGAATACTGATAGTTACACATAGAGAGACAGTTAGCCAATCCTGTAACTCCAAGCCCCATACGTCTCTTCTCTTTTGCTTCAGTAATTTGTTGCTTGAGAGGATAAGTAGTGCGGTCAATAACATTATCCATAGCGCGAACCACATTGGGAATATCCTCCTTCAATAAAGCAAAGTCAAACTTTCCATTCTTAACGTACTTGACTAGGTTGAACGATCCTAGTAGACAAGCACCGAAAGGTGGTAAGGGTTGTTCACCACAGGGGTTAGTAGCCTCTATGGTTTCACAGTAGTGTAGTGGGTTGTCTGAATTAATCTGGTCAAGAAACAGTACACCCGGCTCTGCCCAATCCCACGTACTACGCATGATCTCATCCCATAAAGCAACGGCATCTATCTGTCGATACACCCGTCCCTCAAAGGTCAGATTGAAAGGCTTTCCCTTTTCAACGCAACGCATAAACTCATCAGTCACACCAACAGAGATATTGAAGTTAGTTAGTTCACCCTCATTACGTTTAGCCCTAATAAACTCTTCAATGTCTGGATGGTCTACACGTAGTACAGCCATCATTGCTCCCCGTCTATGACCGGCAGAGACTATCGTTCTACAAACCGCATCAAAAATATGCATAAAAGAAACAGGACCACTAGCGGAGCTATCAAGGCTAACAATCCTGTCCCCATTAGGACGTATGCGGCTAAAATCATAACCAATTCCACCACCTCTACGCATAGTCTCAGCAGCTTCCGTAGCACGTTGCATAATGCTTTCCATAGAGTCCTCAACCGTGCCGGAAACAAAGCAGTTATATGCAGTAACATCCCTTGGACTTCCCATTGCTGACTGAACCCTACCCGCTGGCATAAACCGTTGGTCTAGGAACAGATGTTTCAGATAGGTACGATGCTCCTCATTGTCGGACATAGCTGCCGACTGTCGGTAACACGCCTCATCGAATGACTCATTAGGTAGT